CAGGCTCTTGTGCGGTCGTTCCTACAGGCAAAAGCAATGCGGCAGTACCACCAAAAGAAGATGTTTTGATAAAGTCACCAGCCACAGTGCTCCAAAATACAATAGCCTGTTCGCCGTTGTAAACTGTTACCCCAGTTGTTGGTCCTGTTACACCTCTAACTGTAATGCTATACCCGCCAGTTGTGGAGTTGTTAACCACATACATCTTACTCGCATTGGGTACGTTTATATTCCTATTGGCAGTACGCGCGCCAGTGCAGAGTAATTGAGCATACTGCGCCGTTGTGCTAACAATGTTATTTCCTGAGCTATTACCAACCGTCTGGGTAAGCGTAATGTCCGCATCTGTAGTAATATTGTTAGTTCCAGCTATGGCTATGTCAATATAATCGGTAGTTCCATAGTTAATGTCGTAACCCCAAGTACCAGACTCGGAGCCAACAACGGGCTCTACAAGCTGTAAATTTGTTGAATACGTTACGGACATTTATAACCCCTATGATGTAATCTTAGTCCAATTTGGCGCTTGGCTATCATCAATTTGCGTCCAATTAGGTGTTTGAGAAGTTCCTACATTTTGCCACAATGGAGTTTGATTGTCATTAATTACACTCCAATATGTAAAACCTAATGCTCCTAAAGATCCAGATGCTTGTACTCCAGCTAAAGTTAAACTCGTAGAATGAGCCGCAGTACCAACCGATCCCGCCGCACTTGCACCAGTAATAAACGCTGACTTACCTGTTTGTATAGACCCAACCAAACCACTGGCACTTATTCCTGTCAGCGTAATTACTAAATTCGGTACTACGGTTCCAACATTACCAGTCGCAGAGTCTCCTGTCTCCCCTTCAGTCGTACTTGGAGTAACTGTACCCGTAAGCCCCTTAGAAAATACGCCGCTTAAATTGACCGCACCATTAGGCGATACCGTACCCGTAAATCCAGATGCTAAAACCCCGCTAAGTGCAACTTGTTGCACTGGGGATACTGTACCTGTTAAACCAGATGCAATAACGCCTGTAATTGAAACCGTGATATTGGCTGTGGTATTACCAACAAATCCAGATGCAAATACATTTGTTATTGCTATTGATGTACCAGGAGTAATAGCTCCCGTAAATCCTGATGCATTAACTCCGCTTAAACCTACGGAATTAGATGGCGCTAAAGTACCCGTTAATCCCGCCGCATTAACACCTGTTAAAGATATTGTTGGATTAGAAGATGCCGTTCCCGTCTGACCAGATGCGTTAACTCCTGTAAGAGCTACATAAACAACGGGCGTGCCTAAAGTTGCAAAAGGAGACTGGGCAAAGGCGGCGTACCCAAACATTTAGAACACCAACCAACGTGAGCCACTAGGCACAGTTATTGAAACGCCATTACTCAAAGTAACAGGCCCGACAGAATGAGCAGAATACCCTGTTGGAATTGTATAACTTGTTCCTATTGTTAAATTATTTACAAATATACCATTAGAAGCAACAAGTTCCGCCCCCTGCAACTGGTTGGGCGTAGTGACGTTACCAGCCGTACTAATGGTTAAAGAATCAGTTGTTGTGCCCGTATTACCTGAGTTGACAACAAAATGAATTGCATTTGAACCATATGTTGTTAGTACTAAATCGGAACCAACTGACTCAACAAAGTTAGCGTTTGCGGCATTAGCCGCATTATTTCCGTATCCCGCCGCTGAATAACTATAAGTGGAACTGTTTGTTCCCATCTCCATATAGACGGATGAATAGTTATTTGCAGTAGTTACATAGGAAGCATAAGATGTATTTCCACCATTATTATTCTGTAAAACTACATTTGACCAAGTGGTATCTGTGCCGTAAAAAGTTGCAAGCTGACCAGTAGTAGAAACACTATACCCGCTCGTTCCTACATTTAACGTACCAATCGTAGTAGTAGCATTAGATACATAAGTTAATATATTAACGTTGCCGTTTGTATCTTGTATTACAACTTTTTCAGCGGGGTAAGTAATAAATATAGAAACCGTACCACTAAACGTAACCACCGATCCAGAATTGCTAGAAGCCAGTATCGTTGTCCTGGCAAGAGCGCCAGTCGTATATGTGCCGTAGCCCACCTCCCAGTTACCAACCGTATCCGTTGCGGCGTAATAGGTCGTATTACCGCTGGTTAAAGCAGTAAAACTTTGAAAACCAGTAAGCGCAGACCCAAGCGTAAAACTACTTGTCGTATACGATGTACTGTTAACCTGGACTCTATCAGCTACTTGCAGAGCCATACACTACCTTTAAGTTGTAGACAAACGAACTAATGCAGTTGTAGTCGTGTTAGATGGCATTGTTAATGTAAAGTTTCCAGCCGTAATGGTCTGTGAACCAAACGTGTATACAGCTACCGCCTTGTTACTCTGTGATGAGTTATAAAGAAGCATCGTATCAAATGCAGTTGATAGTGTTACACTTGAATAAATAATACTTGCGGATGGTGTCCAATACCCTACTCCCGCCGTAGTAGATGAGTTTGTAGATGCTGGATTGGTTGCATTTGTTACTGTCACCCCGCCTGCTGAATATCCAGTACCAGATACTTCATTGGTAGCAGAGTACGCAGTAGTAGACGCATTCATTGTAGCAGTCGTAACATACAAAGCCGCCTTGAACGTATCAGCCGTGTTAGCCGTATGCGCAGGATTAGCGGAACTAAAGTTATGAGTTGAACTCAATAACTCACCTAAAAAAGAAGTACACATTGATTGCTGATTTGCCATGATTTATCCTAAAGTTGCACCGATCAAATCGGTAAAGGGTGTTTTCTTAAGAGTAACATGGGCAGAACGATGCACAAGCTCACCGTTTAAGTAATACTCATCCCAAGTTGTATATTCAACATCATTATCTACACTGCCAGATTTGTGCTCCAGTAATGAATCATCCATCTCGCCTTTAGTCGTTGTGATTAACATTATGCAATCCTTAAAATGGCTGTTGTAGACCCAGCAACTGGGAACTGAACAGTAAATGAGTTAGAACAAATTTTATCACTACCAAAATCCAATACACAAACAGAAGCGTTATTTTGACTTGCATTGTAAATCAATGCGCCTCTAACAGTAAAGGCGGCAGGGCTCCAAATAGCATCATTAAAAGACCAATACCCTACCGTGCCGCCCGTTGATCCAGATGTTGGCGTTGTACTAATTGTCAACGCCTGACCACCAGCCGTATACCCAGTACCAACAACTTCACCCGTCAAACCAGATACATACTGCGTTGTTGATGGCCCAAGCGTTGCCGATCCATTAAATAAAGCAATGTAAAAAGTATTTGGACTTGTAGGGCCAAAGTTGTGCAAGCCTTGAGCAAGCTGGACTTTGAAACTGGTTGTTGCACCTTGTTGAAAAGCCATTATGTAACCGCCTGTCTATATTGTCCCGATCTGTATGCATCTTGACGCTCCATACCATCTCCAAGACGTTTTGCAATTGCCAATGCTTCGTTATACTTTTTATCGTAAAGAGCTATCAAATCAGGCTCTCCCTTGATAAACGTATATGCCTCTACAAGTGAACCATATAGTAAAACAGAATCAAAATTCTGACCCAGCCAGCTTGTTCCCGTTGGGTTATTTACCGAACTAACTTGCAATTGGAATCCTGTACCACCTGGAATAGATGCTGATAACAAGTCATTTACAGCAAAATAAGACCCATTTGTACTCATTGTGACCGATGTTACAGCCCCTCCAGATACAACAATATCAGCCTTTGCACCACTTCCAGTACCGCCTGTTAAAGCTGTGTTGTAATATGTACCATTTGTATATCCCGATCCAGCCGTGTAAATGCTAGTTACATTAACAGCAGATTGCACAATAGAAACAGGATAATAGTAATAATGCATCTCTGCACTATACCCAATATCAGGCGTAGGACCAACAATAAATGATAGATTATTTGTAAGCGCTGAACTTACCACAGACGGCCCAAAAAGCGCGTAATATCCTGGCGTAGCGTAATAATTAGGCAATGGAAATGCCTCACGCATATAGTTAACATCTTTATTAAGCAAGTAGTTATACTGCCCTTGGAAATTAATTGTGCCGCTAACATTGTTAGCATTAACCACAGATAAATAAACCGTAGTTCCAGATACCGATGTGACATAAGCACTAGAACCTATACCTGTTCCAGTCACATATTGTCCAATCTGGATGTTACCTGTAACAGTTCCTGATGTAGTAATTGTATATGTACCAGCAGTGCCAGTTGCAGTAGCAGATGCAGTCGTATAAACAGCTAAAGAATACGGCGCAAGAAAGTCTGTAGGGCAAGCTAAATATGGGTTATAAGCCGTCAAAACGCCCGTAACATTCTTACGCAAAGATGGAAATTGAACCGTGTTATAGATTCTTTGCTCAGCTTGCTCAACAAACGTAGGAATATCCGCTACGAAAGTGGTTTCGTAGTTCTGTAGATAGTCCTGTATTGACTGAGAAAGCTGAGAGTAATCTAAACTCATGCCATTGGGCCTCTGGACATAAAGCCACGCTCAGCCGCTCCAGCTCCACGCATCTTAATACCATCAGTCTTAACATCATTAGCACCAGGATCACCCATGCTAACGCGCAATGTACCTGTCAAACGGCCTTGTTGTTTCGCATTAAGCGTATTAGGGTCTGTATGAACAAAAGAATCAGTCTTGGGACTAATGTTTTTGCCGCTCATTGTGTGAGGACGGGAATATTCATCAGCGTTACCATTGTGAACATCTTTTGCCCTGTGAATAGATGGGCTATTCTTTTTGGTTGGTTTAACCATTGTCTTCATATTAACCTCCGCGACCAGAGCTCTTCTGGTTCATTGCACGAGCCATATTACGACCCATTGCTTTCATAGATTGGCCAGTTACACCGCCTTTTGCCATCTTTTTAACAGTTTTACCGCCCTTTTTGAGTTTGGATAAGTCTGTATGCTTACCAGTATGCTCTTGTTTATCATGCATACCAAAAGCCTTTTTGATCAGCTTTTTATCTTCTTGAATATCGTCATGTTTCATGATTTCTCCTACGTTGTTACTATGGTTACTGTACCAACTTGCACGTTGAGTTGCAAGTAATTCTGTGTAAGAGCAACATCAAAAGAACTTGCTCCCCCAACTGGATTCCAACCCCACTGAAATACCCTGCTACCTTCGCTAGGATACCCATCTTGCGTAATACTTGTACCGTTTGACCGACAAGTATGCAATCCAGTTGTACCAGATTGATAATAACTAATGTCTGGCCTTGGATCACGCACGCCTTGTGGATCATCTACTGGGTACATACCAAGTTGCAACTGCGGCTGGTCTGGGTCCCAACAAGTTGGACACACTTTTAAGTCATACGTCTTGGTTTTAATGATCTCTTTTTTAAGATCAAACAACTTATAGCGAAAACCACACCGATCACACTCTGCAATCGAGTTTTTACCAGAAGAAAACCTGTTTCCCATTAGGTTCCACCACCAATATACATTCTCTGCGGCACAAACCGTAAAGAAGCCTTCTCTCTGTCCTCTGTTGAAGCCAAATCCCAGGATTCATCGTATTGTTGCTTAAGTATTTGTAGTCTATTTAGCCCATCTGGTACTTTTAAACATAAATAATAAGCCAAACCAGACACCATACAGTTTACAAACCTGAATGGCACATCCATTATGTTGACTCCATTACCAACATCTTGCATTCTGCGTAGTCTCCAGTACACAAACTGGTAACTTGCGGCTGAATCAGGCGTTGGCCATACAGTAATACTGTTCTTTTGAGACAAAATGATAGGAGCACCCAAAGCATGAGATGCCGCAGTTGTATTTTGCTGGCCTCTAGTGCAGTTTAATAGGTAAGGCGGGTTGCCATTTGCGGCTGGTTGCACTTCGTTATACCCAATTAACTCGGAATCTAACGTAATCCAACCTGCATTTGGTAAACCAATAAGAGAATTTACAGCTATAGTGGTATCTGTCGTACCAATAGCGGCCGAAATTGCATTACTTGTAGGTTGATTATTAGCCGTTAAACGCTGAATCCAAACCTGAATAGGTCTTCCTTGATTTAACTTGTTAGGCAAGGTAGCATAAGTATCAATACTAATACGCGTAATTGTTAAATCGGCCTGGTTACTGGCCACATTTGCATTAGTTCTAATGACGTTTTCAATAATATCTACTGTGTCATCGGGCAATGCGTATGTAGGCTGACCTTGAACAAGAGGGATATAGTCCTGCTCAAATGTCCACATATTAAGACCACGATTGGCCCAGTCTGTAAACAATAAATTAAGAGAACGCCTAGCAGTCCTTACGTCATAACCGCTTCTTACTTCAACTCCAACGCGCTCATAAGCCTCCTCTATAACATCAGTTAACTGAAGATTAAACGCGGAAGAACCAGAAGTAGTAGCCATTATTTAGGAGCTACACAAGTTAATGTTACAGCAACAGGAGTGGGTGCAACAAGTTGCACTTCTTCTACAACTTCAATTACAGGCTCAAAAATAACATTGTTAACAGGTGCTACAACATAATTTTCTAAACCGTCAATAATCTCTTGAAGATCATCTGCAATATGGCCATGATCTCTTTGCTGTTGTACCGCACGAACTTTAAGCTCGCTAAGCAAGTATTCAGCTTTTTCTTCAATAATATTTAATAAACTCATTTTGCGGCCCTCATGTTGTCAACTAGATTTGGATAAGGTCTACCAGCGGCCTTTGCCATTGCTTTAGCCTTTGCTTTTTTGGAAGAAGATAACTTCTTGGGTTTGCCAAGTCCTTTTGGACGAGGCTTATCCCAAACTTCTCCACCCTTCTTCTTGCCAGGCACTTTTGAAGGATTAATATCACCCATGCCACGGCTTGAAATCATCGCATATGTCCTTTGGTATGGCCGCGTTCAATGCAACCGTCTGCACGGTGTGATGCACCGCCCTTAGACATTTTATGCTTAACCTTGCCACCCTTTTTCATGTTTTTACTAGCCTCTTGTGCGGCAGTATTGGTCTTCTCTTGGGTTTTTTGTTCGTTACGTTGTTTTTCCATATCGTAACGATCTTTAGGTGAAACATAATCTGCATCTGATTCGTCAGTGCGTTGAGGATTTACAAAGCCTCTACCAGCTCCAGCATCTTTTGTAGCCATGATTTATCCTTTGACGTGACCGCCACCACACATCACAATTTTGCCTTTGGTGTGCCCTTTTTCAGCGCAACCATCAGCACGTTCGTGACAGCGATGAGCCATACCACCTTTTTTCATCATACCTCCTGGACGAGCCGCCGCCATTCCTGGTCTAACAGGCATCTTTCCAGCCATAGGAGGACGTATAGTCATTTGTGGCATTGGCATGATTTATCCTTTGTGATGTACATGACCACCATGCTTATAAGCTTGATGCTTATGCAAGTGCTCTACAGTTTCATGATGCTTAGTATGTCCAGCGGCGTGCTCACCATAATGATGATGATGGTGTTTATGTCCACCTTCCTCATGCTCTTTTAAATGGTGAACTGCGTGCTTGTGCTCATGATGATGCTCATGACCAGCAGGATGGACGTGCTTGTGGTGCTCTGGATGATGTGACATTTTTAGTCCTTATTTCTTGTGATGAGTTTTACCGCCACGCTTCATAGCTGGGCCTTTAACGTTATACAAAGGTCCATCGCCAACTGTGTTGCCCTTCATCTTAGGCATCATAGCTTTTGTAGCGCCTTTTTTCTCAACAGAGTGCTCGCCGTGTGGTTTTCTACCGCCCTCAGTAACTTTGCTCATCTTGGCTGTAGTCATGCCTTTTTTCTCTTCAATACCATGCATACCAGTAGTTGATCCACCAGATGCCATTTTTTTGACGTGACCGCCGTGTTTCATCGCCATTTGCAAATGATGATGAGCCATTTTCATATGATGCCCGTGAGCTTCGTGATCTTTCATTTCTCCACCTCTTTTAAATGTGCGGCCTGTGTCCGCTTTACTGAACTCCTGCCCCACACTACGCGGGACTCCCACTTTCTTGGCGAACGCTGGATTGTGGGCCACCGCCTCCATGAAATTATGTTGTGCTTTTGATTTACTTGGCATATTAGAATTTTACAATCCAACCTTTACCAAATGCAAATCCAACCACAATTGCTCCAATCCAAATAAGAATCTTGTTGATAACAGTCTTACCTACTTGTTTGTAAAACTCACCAGCCAATTCTTCAATGGCAATCTTTGCCGCTTCTTTGGCTATAGCTTGTTCGCGTTCTGTTAATTCTATATCTGACATATTTACCTCATTGTGCCTTTTGTAAGACCACGAATTGCACATCCATCAGCACATTTCCAAACCCTCAAGCTTTTGTTAATGCGGCTATTAGGATCATGCGCTGTCTTTTCTGAAGTTAACTTTTTCTTCATACCTTCCATTCTGGCACAAAATGATTTTTTCCTAGAGCCACCCTCTGGTTGAGGAGGCTTTAGATCATGCCCTTCTTTCTTGGCAGAAGCTCTACCTTTAGCATTTAAGCCGCCATTTGGGTTTTTACCCTCTTTGCGTTGCCATGCTGGAGTAGACATTAAGCCATCGCCTCTTGTGCAACAACGTTAATTTGAACAGTAGCACCAGCAGAAGAAGTTACAGCAACCGTCAAAATGTCGGCTACGTTACCTTTAATGTTGGTAAGCACTGGGAAGAAGTTGCTTAAATCAAGCTGTTGCAAACCGTTAGGAGGAGTTGAGAATGCATACACAACCTCACCTCCAGCCAAAGTGGTAGCACTTAAATCTTGCTCAGCAAATGAGTTATATGAACCCAATGTGTTAAGTGCAACAAAGTTTGCTTGACTTAAAGACAATTGGTTAGTAGGCGTACTTGAAATTAACTCAACCAAACAAGTTGCAGATGAATTTAATAACAATGTTGCAGGCAATAATTGACCGCGATCAATCAAACCAATTTGATAGTTATTTCCAGATGATGGACTATTTGCTAATGGTAAACCCGTAACAACATCACCAAATGTTATTGCACTGGTTGTATTAGATGTAATACGGCCTGTGTATGGAGATACAGCAGATGCTCCAGATGTATAGTTTGCAGGAGCAGAAGCAAAGTAACCCCAGCTAACCACAATTGTAGTAGTTGGATTTGTAGTTGGTATTGTTACAGAGTAAATACCATTCATGTAAGCAGGAGTTGATCCGCTAATAATAATTACATCACCCTGTTTCAAATTATGAACAGAGCTAAATGTAATTGTAGATGTGTAGTTTGTAATACCAGCTACAGTTCCAGATGCAGGATTTGAAATGGCGCTGATAGATGGCAAACTGGCCTGGTAATAAACAAACTTACCAACCCACTGATTTGCACCCCAATATGTTCCAGTTGGATTTGTTGTGGCTGTTACACCTGTCAACAATTGAATTGGAAGAATCATTGTGGTTGTAGATGGCACTTGCTGAATTAACCAAGTCTGAGCGGCATATGTGGTTGTGGCGGTCAAAGTGCCAGTACCAGTAGTTTGTGCAGAGCTAACTTGATAAGTACCCAGTCCACCAGGTGCATATGAGTTATATGTGCCAGATGCTTGAGCTGTAAATGCCTTATTAATCGTAATGGTAGCGCCATTAACCGCAGTAATGTACGTTGCTGTTGGTACGCCTGTACCCGCAAACAACTGGCCTACTGCAAACGATGTACCAGCCGCCAATACAACAACACTTGATCCAACTGCGCCACCGCTTGCAAAAGCTTGTGAACCCACAGCAGAACTTGTAGCAGTCAATTGAGCAACAATGGTTGGAGAACCTGTAACACCAGTTCCTGACAATATTTGTCCAACTTGAAGAGCTCCAGTAGCTACAGCAGTTGTAAC